ACTAAAGCAACCACATTTACTGACATTTTTATGGCTATTGTGACGTATATAAAGATGAACACGTCAAGAAGTTTGATACGTGAGGTTTTTCACATTATCGATGGTGTTTTTTCACACGATGATGATTTGGAACCGCATGCGTTGTCTGTGAGAGACATTACAGATAAGTGGGAATTGTTGCGTTCAAATCCCATCTTCAAGAAAGTGTCTTATCTCATTACCGCAGCAATGTCTTTAACTGTATGCAATATTAAGAAAATTGAATGGTCGCCACTCGGATTGGAACTCATATCATTGCATGCTCTAGAGAAGCAGCAAAAGGCTACAGACATTTTGGACGCTGCCGTTTCCACTTTCACCTGGATTGCTGACACAGGATACCGTGTTTTCAAGGAACGTTCTTTGATTCCCTTGTTTTACACTGACAATCACATGCGAGATTTTAATGACAGGTGTGATTTTGTTAGTGCCCACTACCAGCAAGTTTTGGCTGGAAACAGTTCTATTTTGCTTGAAGATTTTGAGTTTAAAGTTGACAATTTATTGCAGGAAATTTCGAAGATGAAAAGCATGAGGTCGACTGGACCAACTTCTTACTGGTTGCAGAATAAGTATGAACTTTTAGTGGACGTGAAGTATAAAATAGTGGGAAGACACAGGAATACCCAAATACGGTTTGCTCCTTTTGGTATGGGTTTAACCGGCCCTTCAGGTGTAGGCAAGTCAACATTGGCGAAAATTGTAATGAATACTTCATTGAATGCTATGGGCATAGATCCCGACCCCAAACGTATTATCACTAAAGATTTGTTTGATAAGTATGATAGCACTTATACCTCTGATATTTTAGGGGTGTACATGGACGACGTAGGAAATGGGAAATCTCAATTCACTGAGACTTCTCCTACTGATGTCATCATTAAGTATTTCAACAATGTAGCAGCCCAAGCTGTCAAAGCGGAATTGAATGAAAAAGGAGTAGTTTTTGTTTCGTTCAAGGTTGGTGTTTTAACTTCAAATTTTGAAGATTACAATGTACGAGACTATTCGAACAAACCTGAAGCTTCTTTGCGACGCTTTTACCACACACGAGTCAGAGTTAAGAAGGAGTTCGTTTTGGGTGGAGAAGGTGGTTTGTCACTTAACCAAGACCATCCTAAGTTATTGGACTCCAAGAATGATATGTGTACTGATGTTTGGGAGCTTGATATTGAAGAGTGCCATTTGCATCAATCTGCTTTAGGGAAAGAAACATACCGCTTTCAAATTCTTAAGGTAGACATAGGAAGCAAAGTCGTCGAATGCAAGAATTTATCATTGGCAGATTATTTAGATGTGGTAATATTTCTTGCACAACGTCATAAGAGACGTCAAGAACTCGTTGTCCAACGTGCAAATGAATTCGATGCCATGACATTTTGTAAGCAATGCTGTCGACCACTACCATTATGTGCTTGTCTTAAACCTCACAGTTTGGAGAACATAGTAGACATGGTAGTTACTGCTGGAACAAGAGCAGCGCGCAATTATTTTCTTGGGTGGATAAATCCAATATATGCTTATGATCGTTTAGTTGGCTATGCTCCTATAAAAAAATTGAGCACCAGAGCGTTAGCTCATGAGTTCGGATGTATATTGGAAGACACGTGTACTCCTGTAATAATTACCTTCACGCCCAAATGGATTTTTAAATCCTTTATATTCCAAAGTGCCTTGAAGAAGTGGCGATATACCACTGCTTTGTATGATTTACGATGGCATTCGCGTTGGGGAGGTTGTTTTATGGTTATTGTCTTCTCTTTACTGATTTTCTTTGGTTTTTCGTGGAGTACAACATTATATGCGCTTCTGGTTATGTGGTTTTCCACATGCTTTAGTTGGTTGCATTCTGTTAAACGTCGGAGATTAGTACAGGATACTTATTTTGAGCGTCGAGACGCTTTACCCGACTATTGCAAGGAAATCCGAGACAGTTATGTAACAACAGGAGTTGCCATTTTGTGTGCTATTGGTGTATGTTTGAAATCTTACCAAGTCTGGCAAAGAGCTCAGATGAAACCCAATGCCTTACTTGATGCCGAAGAATTGGAAAAGAGTCCTGGTTGGTTTGGATCCTTCTTTCAGCGAGTAGGTGTAAAGGTTGATACTTCTATTTCTTCACAGCGAGCTCACCCGTCTCATCTGCTTAAAACTTTGCAGAAGAGCAATTTGTTTTGGTGCAGAGTGGAACGGCCTGACGGTACACGCACACAGTGTAACATATTCTTTCCGAGAAAATGCGTTGCGTGGATTCCACACCATGTGTTTTTTCCACAGTCTAACATGAACTTGGAGCCAGCTACACATGTGGATGTACATGTTGTTCGCAACGACAAGCCTGGAGGTAGGTTTAAATTTCGTATTGACTACGACTACACAGTTAAGCCAGATAATTTGGATTTGATTTGTGTTTACGTGCCAAATTGTCCAGATTTACGAGATAAGACAAAATGGTTGCCAGAAACTTTACCTACAGGCACTGCTATTGCGTCAATAGTTTATCGACGTGAAGAGGAAGTGCTAACAGAGAAATTCAGTGTAACGATGGGCGATGTAGCTCACGCGTACAGGAAGTTTTATGGTGGGAGATACATAGCAGAAAGCGCTAAACTTGGTACCTGTATGGGACCTATAGTGCTAGAGCAGAAAGACCCATGCATTCTCGGTTTTCACATAGGTGGTAACGCAGAGCGGAACATAGGTGTGATGCAAACTATAACCCGCCAGCAGGCTGAAGATATGTATGATGCTCTGGAACAAATTCCAGGCATTTGTCTGTCAGCTCAAGCAAGTGAAATACCCGAGACACAGTATGGTCGATCTTTATTGTCTTCAAACGTTGTACATCATGCTAGTATGGCTAGCAGGCTGACTGCTGATGCGTATGTGGAATGTTTAGGTAGTACTATGTTGCGTTCAACACAAACTAGTGCAGTGGAGCCATCTGTGCTTTCAGAAGCTGTCGCCAAACACTGTGGAGTACAGAATGAGTGGGGACCACCAGCTCTAAAACCAAATTGGAAGGCATATAACACCACTTTGGAGCAAATAGCAGATCCTTCCGGTATGTTCTCGCCATTAAATTTAGAGAGAGCACGTCAAGATTGGATTCAACCCTTGCGAGATAAAATGAGGGAATATGTGAAGAAGGAGGACTTTCGTCCACTGAACATGCGTGAATCAATTCTAGGTATACCAGGAAAGCGCTTTATTGATGCTTTACCGATGGACACAGGCATGGGTTTTCCCATGTTTGGTCCGAAAAAGAGACATTTTGAAGAGATCAGAGACGGTGAAATACTTGTTGATAGGATTCCGGATCCATGTATCCTTGAAGAATACCAACGTTTGTACGATTGTTGGGACAAAGGAGAAAGGGGATACCCTGTAACAAGTGCCACATTGAAAGATGAACCAACTCCAATAGGTAAGGAGAAAGTTCGCGTATTTCAAGCTGTAGCCGTAGCCTTGGGATTACATATTCGCAAATACTTTTTACCGATAGCACGTTTTTTATCGTTACATCCCGTTCTTTCCGAAAGTGCAGTTGGCGTTAACTGTATGTCCGGAGAGTGGCAGGAATTGATGGATCATGCATTAAAATTCGCAGATAACGACAAAGTGTTAGCATGGGATTATTCAAAGTACGATATACGAATGAATTCCCAAATGACACGAGCAGTATTTTACTCGATGATAGAGTTAGCAGAAGTCGGAGGATATGATAAAAATTCACTGCGAATTATGCGAATGATGATATCAGATATTGTGCATCCATTGATTGACTATAATGGCACCATGTTGATGGCGTATAACATGAACACGTCGGGTAATAACGTGACAGTCAATGTAAATAGTATTGCAGGATCTTTGTACGTGAGATTAGGCTTTTTTCACGTATATCCCAATGAACAAAATTTTCGAGCCCACGTCGCCGCAATGACATATGGAGACGATTTTATAGGAAGTGTAAATGAATCGCATAGAGCTTTTAACTTTCTCACTTTTCGCAAGTTTTTAAGCGATTATGGTATGAAGATAACATTACCGGACAAGAGTGATAATGAGGTTGAATTGCTAGATGTCGATAAAGCTGATTTCCTTAAGAGGCAGTCAAATTATATCCAGGAGATAGGAACATCCCTAGGTAGACTTGCTGAGAGTTCGATTTTTAAAGCCTTACACAGCAACCTTCGGTCCAAGAAGGTTTTACCTGAGACTGTCGCAGTGCAATGCATTGAGACAGCAATGCACGAGTGGTTTGCGTTTGGTCGAGAACATTACAATCTTAGGGCATCCCAAATGCAAGCTGTGTGCAAAGAAGTTAATTTGCCCGTACCAGCCGTTCTTATTACGTTTGATGAGCGCGTGGAGGACTGGTTGAACAAATACAAAAAGCCATCATAATATATTTCCTGTTACACAAAAGGTACAAGAGAGTGTACGAAGTCTTGACTCTCCCGCAGGCGAACCGGAGCAAACAAAACCGGTAGAGGTGGAATCCTCGACATCTTGGTGGAAAGCAATAGCTGTATTTTTTGTTATTGGTGACCTCTTGATGCGTCGCAAGAATAAGCGACCGGACA